GAAGCAACCGCCGCGCGGTCTGACGCATGAGCTTCTTTTCGCATTGCTGGAAAGAAGCCATGGAATGCGTAATCGGGAAAGCATCCGGCCATAGAGGTCGGATGCTTTTTTTTGGTGAAGAATTTCACTTTCAAGTATTACTTAAGTAATATATTTAAGATGGTATTTAAATATTAAAGAAGTTTTGGTGAAGCTTTTTCCAAAAAGCTTCAGGAATCGTCGCCTGCGTAAAGAGACGCCGCCCCAGATGTTTTGACTGTTTTTATAAAGCTGTTGTTTTCAAGAACTTCGAATTTCGAAATTCACCCAGTCACATTTCTGCTTATGCAGCCAATTGCTACAATATATTCATTTTCCATTCGGCATATGACAGCATCAATGCGGATGAAAAAGCCAGGAAGCAGACAGGGAAGGGGATGGCGGAGAGGGTGGGATTCGAACCCACGGTACGCTCACACGCACGGCGGTTTTCAAGACCGCTGCCTTCAACCGCTCGGCCACCTCTCCATATCGTCTGTTTAGCTAGGTAATCCGCCGCCGTCTAGATGTTACTCCGCACAAAAACCGCTACATTCATGGGGCTTCTGTGCCGTCTTTTGTGCCGACATGCAGTACCCGGTCCAGTTCATCCGCCGTCAGGGCGGACAGATAGATTTCAGTCGTCTTGACCGATGTGTGGCCCAGATGGCGGCTCAGACGGTAGATGTCTCCACCTGCCTTGAGCCAGCGGATGGCAAAGGCGTGGCGGAGGTCATGGATGCGGAAGCGGGTGAAGGGAATCCCCTTGACCTCACAGCGTGCCGCGACCCGGCGCATGACCTGCCCGTAGTTCGAGGCCGCGTTGCGGTAAGGCTGGCCGTCACGGTTCGGGAACAGGAAGCCGCTGCGAGGTGTCTGTTCCAGTAGTGCTGTGGCGTTTCCGCCAGGCGTGACCCATGCGATCGTGCGGGGCCGACTCGTCTTGGTGCGAAGCAGTCGGATTTGCTGGCGGCCATGATCAACATTGTCAGCCGTCAGGTTCACGGCTTCATTCTCCCGCATGCCGGTCTGTTCCAGCAGGTTGAGAATCGCGGCCATTCCCGGCGGGCAGGCGGCTTTGATGCGCGCCACCGAATCGGGGCAGGGCGGTGTAATCGGGTCGCGCCGTTCGCGGATGATCGTACGGTCAAAGGACAGGGCGGGATTGCTGGTGATCCAGCCCCACGCCACGCAGGCCGACAGCAGGCGGGACAAGGCGGTCAGATCCCGGCGAATCGTGGCGTTGGTCACGCTGCCCGACCGGCCCGATACGAAATTGGAGATCAGGCGGGTGGTAATGTCGCGTACACGGACGCCCTTGAATGTTCCTTCCAGACTACGGATGGAGATGGTGTAACGTCGCATGGTCTGGGCCTTGACCGAGGTTTCCAGCACTTCGGTAATCCAGCGGATGACGGCTTCCTCAAAAAGCTGGTCGCTGTCGCCCGTTACCGCCTCGCGTTCGAGTTCCGTCTTCCATTGCCTGAGCCTTCGGCGCGCTTCCCGCGGGTCAGTCGTGCGTAGGCTGCTTCTATGCTCGCGGCCGGCAATCTGGACCCGCCCCCAATATGTTTTACCCCGAAGGTAGATGTTGGCGTTGGTGCGGCCTGACAAACGCTGGCCTCCTGATTATTGATCCATGCGTGGATCTTGATGGGGTCGAACGTCCAGATCCGGCCGAACTTGGCCGCGCCCGGTATCTGTCCGGCTGCAGCCAGTTTCTGGACCTGACGGGTGGAAAGGGTGGTGATCCGCGCGACATCGGCCAGACGCACCCGCTGCGTGATCTGGGGGATGGTGTCCATGCCGCTATCGCCCTGCTATTTCCGTAGCCACGAGTGCTGCGAGGTATTGCCGTTCCTCAATGGTGGCGCTTGGGTGCAGTGTGGCCCAGCACCGGGCCAGCATGCGGAGTGATTGTGCGATCGTGGGTTCGGTCATGGGGATGTTGCGTGCCTTGCGATCATAGGCATGTGGCTCGGGTTCGAATTCGGGGCGGGGCACTTCATCGCCCATGCTAAGGTCAGTCACGATATTTTCTCCTGCTGGAGCATGAAGGGCGGCAGTCCTTCCCGCACACGCCATGCGTTGATATGGGTCAGCGTGCCCCGGCAGGCGGGCGGCAACCTGTTGGTGCGGGCCCATGCCGTGATTTCCTGCATGGTGGCGCGGATATGGCCTGCTGTTGCCGCCTGCTGGTGGTGGAGCATCTGCAGGGCCGCGATACTGAACGCGCCATCACGCGTGCGGAGGGTGAGGGGCTGCCGGGGCGGGGTGGCTTCCCGCTGTGCTGCCTGCCTGCGGCGTGCTGCTTCGCGCAGGCCTTCGGCATCGGGGTGCGGGTCGTCTTCCTGCAACACGCGGATCAGGCGCTGGTGAATGGAGGTGCCATGCACGCCGAACACCCTGCCGATATCCGTCCAGGTCCGGCCTTCCGCCCGCATGGAGCGGATCAGGGCATCGTCCTGCGGCATGTAGCGACGGTTGAGCTTGCGGGCAGACATTACGCATGGCCCGACGTGTGATGGATGTTGGCAATCGACCGCAGTTCATCGCGGCGGAAGGTAGCGCCATCGGCGATCTGCCGCACGAACCCGACGATTTCTTTATCCGAGTAGCCCTGCTGTGTGTAGCTGCGGACCATGCTTAGCAGGTGGCCCTGCAGGCGCAGGCAGAATGCGGCTTCGTTATCCGCCGCTCCTAGTTCCGCAATCAGTGCACCCATGCCACGGGGCGTGATCGAGATATTGTCGAGATCATCACTCATGCCGCGGCTCCCATGGCCAGCGTATCGCGGGCGAGGGCGGCCAGCATGTTTTCAGCCAAGTCCCGTCCATCAGAATGTTCGAGAAGGTCAGATGCAAACAGGGACAGGGCACGCGCTCGGGCAGCGTTCCCCGCCAGCGTGCGGGCTTCACGCGCTGTAATCCGTTTCATCAAGGCAACGCGTTCAGCATCAAGCGGAGCATTTGCTGCATCTGCCGCTTTGTCTTCCTCAGCCGTATGTGCAGCTTCCACGCGCCGATTATAGAGCGCTTCGATCGCGCAGAAGCGATTGCAGTCATTGATCAGGCAACGTCCGGGCTTATCCCCGACTGCGGGGCAACGGCAGCCAGATGGCGGGCAAGGGCGACCAGATTGTCGGGATCGCCTTCCATTTCACCGCCATGGCGCAGACCACCGTCGTCCTCGATGATCGCCTGCGCCATCGCGGCGAAGCCCTGTAGCGTGGTGGGTTTGCAGAGCATGAGATCGTTGATCTTGTGATCCAGTTCCCCAAACAGTTTATCCATCGCTTCATTGCTGGCTTTGGTATTCGGGGCTTGGGCATATGCTGCGTCAACATGTCGTCCGAACGCCGTGGCCGCCGTCGCCTTCGCTATGATCGACGCATCCCGGCCAGCCGGGGAGGGCAGGTGCCCATCCAGAATGGCCGAAACCAGCATGCGGTGGATGTTGTCCAAAGCGGGGCATTCGTCGCCTTCAGCAGTGGAATTTTCGATCGTGCGGGCAATACGCGCTAGGCTGACCACATCTTCAGCCGAATGGACGGTCTGCTTCTGTGTCGCAGCCACATTGCCCCAATAGTCTATGAGAACCTGCGGGCCGTTATCGAAAGGCCACTCGTCATCGGGGACATTTCCGATCTCGACAAACTGCCGCTCCATCGTATCGGCCAGATCGCGCAGGGCCGATGGCGTGGCTTCGGCTTCGGTGCCGAGGATGCGCTGGATTTCATAAAAAGGGTCCACCGGCGCCAGCGCATCGACATTGATACCGAGGGCAATGAGATGCTTCAGCGTACCGCAGACGCCGCGCTGTAACTGCGTCGTATATTTGTCGATATCCTCGCGGCTGAGGTTGAAGCCCTCCAGCATTCCCAAAGGGTCAATCATGGCGCTCAGGATGGCAGCCACGTCATGCAGGTTGTTGGGCTGCTTCGTGGACATAAGGTCGACGAGAGCGTCGCGCTCCCTGTCATAGCGGCTAAATGAGGCTCCCCTGCAACCTTCTGTCTTTTCCAGCTCATCGAGGATATGACGCACCGTGGCCAACCGCCGCCCGATCTGGGTCGGGGTGGCAAAAGCAGGCAGATCAACCGGAGGCTGAACCGGAGCCGCAGCCTGCTCCAGAACCCGATCAATCTGATCCTCCACAACAAAGGCGGGCGCAGGCGTCTGAACGCACTTCGGGCGTGAGAGAGTTTCGGACATTTTTCGATTTCCTTGAATACTTGTGTCAGGCTGGTAATGGTAGCCAATCAGGATTTATTACTTGTTCAGGGTGGACGGCTCAGGGGAACGGGGTAGGGACCGACCCGCCCTGCACATCCTCGATAATCATGATCCGGCGCTGCACCGGCGGTACGGGCTTGGTGCTGTCCACGGTATCCAGCACCGCATTCTCGGCTGTGCTGAGCAGTTCCCGCGGCGGTCGGGGCAGCCCCGCTTTCATCCATGCCCACGCCCCGGCTGACTTGCCCCACTGGCGCGAAGCCTGCGACATGCGCCGATGCGGGCGTTCAGTTCGGTCGGTTCCATGGTGGCCAGCGTATTGCGTGGCAGCTCCGGCTGCCGGGGCACGCGGAAGTAGCCGGTGACCAGTTCGCGCTGCACCGTCCATGCCAGGTCATCAGTGAAGGACTTCACCAGCATCAGGTAACCGCTTTCGGTCAGCAGGATGATTTCGCCGCGCGCTTTGGCGGAAATCTCCATAATTTTGTACCGACGAATTTCGTCGGCGCAAACGGAGAAGAAATCCGTGCCTTCGATGAAGCGTTTTCGGTTGGCGCGGAAATTACGTCCTGCCGTGTCCTCGGCCCGTTGGTGCAGGGCATCAACCATGCGAAGGTGATAACGCGCTGCCCGCGATATTCCAGAATGGATACCGGCCTGCCATTGATCGTGACGTTGCTCATGCCGCACCTCCTTCATGGCAGAGGGCAGGGGAAGCATCAGCAGGGCTGGTTCGTTTCCCGCCAAGGGTGTGCTCGTTTCGCACACCCTTCTCAGCGCTGCGTGTTTTTCAAGAATATCGACCAGCTCAGTAGTCATGGTCCGGACCCGACCTGCCGCGCGGTCCTCAAGCCACCGCTTGAGGTCTGGCGGTAGGCGAAAGTGAAATCGCGCACCCTCGATCCGTCCGTGTCGTCCTGACATATAAGCCTCTCCCGACTCAGAATGAGTGTCTCACCAGCGTCAGGAGGTATATCGGCCACGGGATTTCCGTGGGTTCAGTCGTTCCGTCTGCAGGTGATGGGCTTAAAGTCTCCTAAAGAGACGAACTTAGTCAAGGAAAAAGTCTCTTAAGGAGACAAATATTACTCATGCCGAATTCACTTCCCTTGTTGATGGCAGAACACAATATGAACATAATCAGAGGAGAGATCGATGGCCGCTACCGAACGAATCATCTTTCAGCCGTATATCTGGGGAAAGCCCAAACGGGGTGGTGCCCAGCTTGAGTCAGGCACGCCTATCGTGTGCCGGTCAGTCGAGGAGGGCAGGCGCAAGACCGATAAGGTCGCTGCAGGCGGCACGTCTATGGCCGGAGCAATCTTGGTCCGTATGGAAGTGGATGAGGATGCCGGGGACTATGGCGAGCCGGAGATCCTTGAGAGCGTGGGGGACGTGCCGGAGATAGAGAAGTAGGCGAAAGAAAACCCTGTCGGAGCAGGGTGAGGTTAATGGTTCGGCATAGTCATGAGAATTCGAAGGACTAAACCACCGATCGCAATAGTGGCTGTGGCGCCCAGCCCCAAGAGCCATTTAACCGCCGAAAGTCCATCTTTCCGGAGATCTTTTATATCAGATCGAAGGTCGCGCAAATCCGACCGTAGATCCTTGAGGGAATCCTTGGTATTTTCTGCAAGTGCTTCCAGTTTTGCAACGCGTGCTTCCATGTCTTTACCATGCCCGTCTCCGTCGCGGGCAGCAAGATCAATCCGCGGCGATGGTTTCTCGTTTTCCTCCCAAATGGCAGAGAACCTTCGTTTTAAATCTTCAGCTTGGTTCATTAGATTCTCCGGAAAAATCTTTGAGGCGATCTACTACTTTTCGCCCTTCTGAAATAATTTCTCTGGCAGAATATCCGTTTTCTGGCATTGGTATAGATTTGTACCCTAAATGTGTTGTTATTTCAGCTAACTGTATTAAGGCAATTGATAAGGATATAGATGTATTTTGACATTGCATTTGAAGTTTATTTACTTGTTCCTTTAGCTTTTCAATATCTTCTTTTTCTGACATTGTGGATGCCCTTAAATATTTTTATAATAACCTATATCCATATTCTGCATAACAATAACTTCCCTTGCTCTGCTACTCTCTCTTGAGAACGAAAGGGAAACAATGGGCGGAAATGCAGCGAAAGACCTACGGGCACTGGGAGATGGGTCAGGCTGCATTGGTATCAATTCTGGCCTTGAGAAGCGCCATCAGACCCATACGCTCTTCCTCGTTCATCGCGCGCCATATCTTGAGAAGGATCCGCTCAAAGTCATCATGAGCAGCATCCTCGGCACTCTGGATTGCAGGAACCGGAAAGCCCGCAAGGTAGTCCAGGGAAACATCGTAATACTGCGCTAAGGCGGTGATCGTCTTGATGCTTCCATCCTTTTTTCCGGCCTCGATGTCGGAAAGATAAGAACGGCTGATCCCCACGGCCTCACCAACGTCAATCTGGTTGAGACCTTTTTCCTCGCGGATATGCCGTAGCCGTGTGCCGATGGTGTCACTCATTGGGACATCATTTCATCATTTCCAAATTAATGTGCCGCCTTAAGAGACGTTTTTGCTTGACGTCTTTAGTCTCTTTAAGAGACATATTGGATATGAAACCAGCAGAACTCATCTCCCGAGCCGGTGGGGCATGCAAACTGTCCCGTGCCCTCGGGATGAAAACGCATTCCGCCGTGTTGAAGTGGAAGACGATACCCGTCCCGCATTTGCTCAAGATCGAGCGGGTGTATGCGATCCCCCGCGAAGAACTCCGCCCGGACCTGTTCGATGGCGTGACGGTTGTGCGGGCCACTGGGCAGCTTGTGCAGGGGAAGGGGGCATGATGATGCGCCCTACTTGGTTGAGCCTTATCGCGACGGCAGTGCTGGCCAGCTACGCGTATGAGAGGGCCCAGATGCAAAAGGGAAGCAAGTTCCCGCTGCATTCTGCTGCGTTTCAGCTCAAGATGTTCTGCAGGCAGTTTTCCATAAGGGAAATCCTTTCGTTAATTGCCATTCGTGGTCTGGTTGCGCTGTGGGTACCTGCCGTGCGGCGCCGACAGGCTGCCAGAGATGTTGCATACGCGATCAACCAGCATCTTTCTTCCGCAGAGCGCTCGTGATGTCGTTCAGTTTTTCATATTCGCCTTCGATCAAAATCGGGTCGTTCATGAATTCTCCCATTTCGTCGCAGGTTCGGCATGCTGCATTATCCAGCAAGGCTACTGCCTGCTCAGCGGGTAATGCGGCAATCAGGCTCAGGACGGCCTGTTCCAGAATGCCCTGCCGAAATGCCAGTAATGCTTGTTCCTGCATGTATGCCGGGCGCTCCATGGTGCTAAAGTCAGGATCTTCGAACCCAGTCTTGACATGGGTCTGGAAGCCTGGTCGGCGTGTGCTTGCGGCTGTTACGTTTGCTCTCGCCTGTTCTGCGCGTTCCCTGATGCCCATCGAATCGTTCCCGGTTGGTGAAGTGAACGCCCTGACTGTGGGCGCGGGCGGTAACGGCGGCAATGCCATGGGTGCCAGTTCCGATCTGCATAGGGGCGCCTGATGTCCTGTGCCATCCTCTCCTTAAACCACCCCGACATGCTGCAGCCCGTGGATAAGCCGGTTCAGCGGCTGGCTTACGACCGGCGCCATGGGAATGGTGGTGACCGGCAGCAGGGTGGGCGACAGGATCGCAGCACTCAGCGCCGTACACAGCTTCGCGGCCTGCACGTACTCATACGCACCGGCCTGGGCGCGCAGTTGCGCCAGTCCCAGCAGGGCCATATCGATGCGCGACAGGGCATCCAGCCCCGTCGCGGCATCGTTCCGTTTTTCAGTTTCCTCCATACGCTCCTTCGTCCTGTTGCTGCTTCCGGCCTCGACAACCGGAATTCTGCATCAGGAGTTGTCCAATGGCGTGGAGTACTTCGTCCAAGCGCGTGGAGCATTTTTGTCCAAGGGGCAAAAATGACAGCCGAAATCGCAGTCAATGAATTCGCCAGTATCGTTACGGAAGCCGTGAAAGCCCGCAGGACCAAGTGCGGGCTGAAGGCGGCCATCCACGATACCGCGCGGCTTCTTGGCCTGACGGAACGGCGGGTCCGCGCTTGTATCTATCGCGAAATCAGGAGTGTCACCGCAGGCGAATGGCTGCGCGTGCGCGCCCGGTTCGCGGCCCACCTGGAGCCGAACAGCGACGACATATCGCTGAGGCCGAATTGCTAAGCGCACGTCTCGATGCGCTCAAGAAAGAGGCTGCATGATCTGGGAATGGTTTTGCCTGAAGATGGCCGCCCGCTGGCGGTCCATCTGTCACATCAACATTCACAATGCCGAAATTGCCAAATGGCGGGCCGAGTTGTGGCACCGGCGCTCGCGCCGATGAGGGGCCACGCACACGACGCCACCATCCCCAATAAAGTTTCCCGGGCGGTCAACATCTCCCGGGCCCAGCGCGGAATACACGCATGAACGTCATTCCCATGCCCCGACGCGGCCATAATAGCCGCCATTCTCCCGAAGATCCCGTCATGCGCGATATGCTCATGCAGGGCGGCCACAAGGCCGATCTCGCCCGCATGTTCATGGCGCGGCAGGAACTTTCCCGCGCCTTTATCGCAGCGGCGCGATCAGCCCCGGATCTTCAGATGATGCGTGAGGAAGCAGCCATGACCGGCAAGGTGCTGGGTTATTTCTGTGATTTTGCGGAGGATGAGCGATGAGCCGCCCCACCCGCAAAAAGCGTTATGGCTGGTCCAAGTTCTGGTGGAAGGACTGGCAGAATGATCTTGCCCTGAAGTCGTGTTCCTACGCCGCGCGTGGCCTGTGGATGGAGATGCTGGCCATCATGCACGCTGCGGATCGCATCGGTTTTTTCGAGATTTCCGGTAGGAAAGTCAGTGAAAAACAGCTTGCAGGACTGACAAACGGAAGCGATCGGGAAGTCAGAAAACTGCTTGCCGAACTCGAAGAAAATGGCGTGTTCAGCGTCGATGAAGATGGCTTCATTTTCTCCCGCCGCATGGTGCGGGACAAGGAAAACTCTGACATTTCGGCTGAACATGGGCGTAAGGGGGGTAATCCCGCACTGGTCCATAATGATGCCGAAAATGACGGGGAGGGGGTTAACCCCCCGGTTAAGGGTCAGGATAAGCCGGGGGATAAACTCAAGAAGCTAGAAGCTAGAAATACCCCTATAGTCCCCTTGCCAGGGGACGAATTTTTCGACGAGGCTGAACGGCCATCCGCCCCCAAACCCAAAACCCGCCATGCCAGCAAACCCCAGCCGGACGAGGCTGCGTTCGAGCAGTTCTGGGCAGCCTATCCGCGGAAGGTGGGCAAGCCCAAGGCGCGCCGGCATTTGCCAAAGCCCTTGGCAGCACCAGCCTCGAAACGCTGCTGGCTGCCATCGCCGTAACGCCGTGGTCGGTCGATCCGACTTACATCCCCCATCCCGCAACCTGGCTCAACAACGAGCGCTGGGCGGATGATGGCGTGCTTTCCGAACCGGCGGCGGATGAGGTGAAATACGACAGGGCAGCCTACGACGACGCGGCCCGGCAATGGGCGAAAAATGGCTACGAGGGCCTGTCACCCCGACCGGAGCATTTCCCGTTGAAGGCGCTGGCCGATGGCTGAGGTGCTGCATTTCGAGCCGAAGGTGCAGGAAACCCCGACCAACGCCCTGGCGGAAGCTGTGTGATCGGGTCAATCCTGCTGAACAACGCGGCCTATGACAGCGTGGCGGACGTGGTGAAGCCGGAGCATTTCTTTCACACCGACATGGCCGAGATGTTCCGGTTGGTGCAGGGTGAAATCAAGGCTGGTCGGCAGGTCTCGCCGGTTACCATCGCGCCGCAAATCCGGTCGAACGAATATCTGGGTGCGGAGTGGCAGGCGAAAAACCTGCCTCGCATCCTCTCCGCCGGTGACGTGCGGATGGCCCGCGAGGCTGCGCGTTCGGTCGCCGCCTGCTGGGTCAAGCGGTCGATCCAGTCCTATGCCGACGAAATGCGGGCACGGGCTGCCAATTCCGAAGCTACGGCCGATGACATCCTGACCGAGGCATTGGAACATCTGGAAGCCCTGTCCAATGGCACTGACGCCAGCAGGCCGACCGTCACGGCGTTTGCAGCCGGGCAGGCATTGATGGAAGAAACGAACAGCCATTGGCAGGCGGGACAGTTCCTGTCCGGGCTGGATACCGGCTTTGCGGAACTGAACAACCGGATTCGCGGCTTTCGTCCGGGCGCGATGTATGTTGTTGCCGCTCGGCCCGGCATTGGCAAATCAGGGCTTGCGCTGTCGCTGGCGGTGCGGATGGCCCAACTGAACGGGCGGGGTCTTTTCTGGTCGGGCGAGATGTCAGCCGAAGAGTTGATGGGGCGTGTCATCGCGGCCAGGGTCCGCATGCCGCTGGATATGGTGCTGACCGGCATGAACGACCGGGCGGCAACGCCGGAGCGGATCAGTCAGCATGACATGGGCCGGATGGTTGATGCTCCATGGCGTTAAAAGACATTCCACTTTCGATTGATGACCGGGAAGGCATCACCGTGGCCCAGTTGCTTGCCCGTGCGCGGCAGTTGAAGCGTTCAAAGCGGGGATTGAAGTTCATCGTGGTGGATTACATGGGCCTGTTGCGCGGTTCCACGGTGGCGCGCCGGTCTGGCAATCGCACGCTGGAAATGACCGAGATCAGCGGAGACCTCGCCCGCATGGCGCGGGAACTGAAGGTGCCCGTTATCGCTTTGTCACAGCTCAACCGACAGTCCGAGAACAGGGAGGACAGGCGGCCTGTCCTGTCCGATCTGCGGGATTCCGGCGCCATTGAACAGGATGCCCGGTGCGTTATGGCGCTCTACCGCGAGGAACACGTCCTGCAAACGCGGATGGGCTCGGATGGGCAACCGGTGCGCAACACGAACGAGACGGATGCGGTGTACGAAAAACGCCGGGTTGCGTTTCTTGACGCGCTCGATCGCTCACGCGGGAAAGCCGAGATCATCGTGCTGAAAAACCGGGGTGGCCGTACAGGCATTGTGGACATGCTGTTTGATGGTCCCACAACGTGGTTCCGTGATGTGAGTGCGGGTGAGCGATCAGAGGCATGGTAAGAAGAAAATCGTACCAGCTTCTGTATCCATATAATAAAATCAGCCTGCAGAAGTTTATTTAAGCTGACCTGTTGAACGAACAGAATAATGCAGGTGGCCATTTCCAGATATTGTTCGGAGCGCAGGCATGTCAGTAATGCAGGACGAAATCTACCATGTCGCAAACTTTCGCTCGATCTCGGCCGCCATGTGCTGTCCGGCCCGCGTGGTGAAGTCCTGCTGGCGCGGGTGCCGTTCCGCATCATGGAAAAGCTGATGCGGCGCGAGGGAGTGATCCAGTCTCAGGATGCAATCACGCAGGCGGTGTGGCCTGACCCGGATGATGAGCCGGACGATCCGGGCCGGGTGATCCGCGAGAAGATCAGCAAATTGCGCGGGGTCATCTGCATGATCGGCATGGATGGCCGGGGGCGTGTGGAAATCCGCAATGAGCGGGAATGTGGGTATTACGTTTCAGTGAGGAAGCAGGGATGAGGCGCAGCGTTACCAATAGCGAGAACGACGCATACGAGAAGATGGTAGCCGGTCTGCGGCACGCCGAGGAAGCCGCGGCGGAACTGGCCATGCACCGCAGCGATCCGATGTTCATGCAGATTGCCACCAATGTGGGGCAGATGCGCGAGCGGATCATCAGGGTCGGGCATATGGCTGCGGTCAAGCGTGTCGGGATGGGGTGATGGCGATTGTCAGCAGGACGGTTGAGCACAATCGGAAAGGCGGATTTGTTTATGTCTGGCGCGTCTTGGGTATTCCCATTCTGTCGATCGAGATGTGAAATCTGATGCACGGCCGTGATACACATGGAACAGGTCAGACGCGCGCGTTTATCGAGGCGTTGCGTAATGCTGGTAACGTGTCTGAAGCATGCCGTCTTTCTGGCATCGGGCGCGTGACAGCATATCGGCTGCGCGAAACCGACCAGTCCTTTGCAGCCGAATGGGACGAAGCGCTGCAGATCGCCATGGACAGCCTGGAACTGGAAGCATGGCGCCGCGGCCGCGACGGTTACGACGAATATGTCACCTGCAAGGATGGGCTGGTTTATGACCAAGAAGGCAATCCGGTCCTGCAACGCCGCTACAGCGACGGCCTGCTGACCACGTTGCTCAAGGCGCACAGGCCGGAGAAATACCGTGACCGTTCGACCGTGGACATGAATGTCAACACGGACATCGCCGCACTGATCGATGAAGGGCGCAAGCGGGCGCGTGGCGGCTGATATTGAAGCGCTACTGGCGGAAGAAATCGCCAGCTACAGCCTCGACCCGCTGGGCTTCGTACTGTTCGCATTCCCATGGGGCAAGGCAGGCACGGACCTTGCCAGTGCGTCGGGCCCGCGCAAATGGCAGCGCGAGATCCTGCAATCGGTCGGTGACCGGCTGAAAGAGGGATACGCGCCCGAACATGTCCTGATGCCGGTGCTGCAGGCGGTCAGTTCGGGCCACGGCATCGGCAAGTCGGCACTGGTGTCTATGCTGATTGCGTGGGCGCTGTGCACCTGCCCGGACACCAAGGTCGTGGTGACGGCTAATACCGAACCCCAGTTGCGCACCAAGACCTTCCCCGAAATCAGCAAGTGGTTCCGGCTGCTGATCTGTTCGCACTGGTTCAAGGTGCATGGCATGTCGATCCATTCCACTCTGCCGGGCCATGACAAGACGTGGCGGGCGGATGCGGTCACGTGGTCCGAGACAAACCTTGAAGCCTTCGCCGGCCTGCACAACGTGGGCCGCCGGATCCTGCTGATCTTCGATGAGGCATCGGGCATCATCGACCGCGTGTGGGAAGTGGCCGAAGGCGCGCTGACTGATGAAGGCACCGAAATCATCTGGTGCGCGTTCGGAAATCCCACGCAGCCAGTTGGCCGGTTCTTCGAATGCTTCAACAAGCAGCGCCACCGCTGGCATGGCAGGCAGATCGACAGCCGGACGGTCGAGGGCACGAACAAGCGGCTGTTCGAGGAATGGGCAACGGCCTATGGCGAGGACAGCGACTTCATGCGCGTGCGTGTGCGTGGCCTGTTCCCGCGGGCCGGGTCCATGCAGTTCATCGGCACGGATGCCATCGAGGCGGCGGCCCGGCGAGATGTGGCGGCCATCCTGTCCGATGCGCTGGTCATTGGCGTGGACGTGGCGCGGTATGGCGATGACCAGTCGGTGATCTTTTTCCGCAAGGGGCGCGATGCCAGGCTGATCCCGCCGATCAAGCTGCGCAATGTGGACACGATGCAGCTTGCCGCGCGCGTGGCGGATGAAGCAGCTCGGTATGGTGCGGATGCGGTGTTTGTCGATGGGGGTGGTGTCGGTGCCGGCGTGGTGGACCGGTGCAGGCAGTTGCGCGTGCGCGGCCTGATGGAAGTGCAGTTCGGTGGCAAATCCGACCGGGTGAATTACGATATCCAGTCCGAAAGCTATGCCAACAAGCGTGCCGAAATGTGGGGCACCATGCGCGCGTGGCTGCAGACCGGCGGCATACCGGATGATGAGGAACTGCGCACCGACCTTGCCGGGCCGTGGTATTTCTTCAACCCGCGCAACGAGATCATCCTTGAGCGCAAGGAAGACATGAAAAAGCGCGGCTTGGCATCACCTGACGTGGGCGATGCGCTGGCGATCACCTTTGCCTATCCCGTGGCGCCATCGCAGTTTTCCGGCAGTCCCGCCGGTCCCGTGGGGCAGCAGCAGGTGCAGGGCGATTACGACCCCTACGCCTGAGACCACACGGTACTAACAAACGGCCCGCACAGGGCTGTCATGGGCATTTTCAAATCTCCGAAGGTCATAACCCCGACGCCCGCGCCGATGGCGGGCCAGACGGTGAACAATACCGTGCAGGGGTTGCAGAACTCGACCACGCAGGCCGCGCGCATGGCGGGCGGCATGGGATCAACCATGCTGACCGGACCATCCGGCCTGAGCCAGACCGCGACGAACGCCCCCAAGACGCTGCTGGGTGGCTGACATGGCGCGCGCCGCACCGTCTGACGATACCAGCCCCGAACAGAAAACCCGTGATGAGATAGATCGCCTGATCGTTCTCATGCGCATGGACCGCTCATCGTGGCGGGAAACGTGGCGCGCGATCACATGGTATATCATGCCCACGCGGGGACGGTATAACAACCTGCTGCCCAACCAGGGATCGCGCGGGCTGCCCAAGGGCACGCAGATCGTGGACCGCACGGCCACCAGGTGCGTGGGCAATCTGGCCGCGTTCCTGATGGCGGGCATCACCAGCCCGGCGCGCGACTGGTTCCAGCTTTCCACCAACAATGACCAGTTGAACGATGACCCGGACGTAAAGCAGTGGCTGGCCATCGTGCAGAAACGGCTGCAGCGCGTGTTTGCCACCGGCAATTTCTACAACGCCATGGCACAGCTTTATGAGGAAATCGCGGGATTCGGCACGGGTGCTGTCATCATCCAGCAGGATTATGATGACGTGGTGCGGTTCTACCCGCTCACCGCTGGCGAATATTTCATCATGCAGAACGCGCGGATGGAAATAGACACGCTGGTGCGTGAGTATGTGCAGAACGTGCGCCAGGTGGTCGGCAAGTTTGGCTATGAAAACTGCTCACCTACGGTGCAGGGCCTGTATGACAGCCGTCAGCTTACGCGGGAAATCCCCGTGGTGCATGCGATCATGCCCAATCTTGACCGCGTGCCGGGCGCGATGGGCTGGCGTGGCGCGCCATATATCGGCGTGTATTACGAATACGGCAACCCCAGCGTGCCGGTTCTGCGCATCGAGGGCTATCCCGAAAAGCCGTTCATCTGCCCGCGCTGGCACGCCGTGTCCAACGATGCGTATGGCCATGGCCCGGCCGAGGATGCGCTGGGGGATGTGAAATCCCTTCAGCTTGCCCAGTTGCGCTGTGCCGAAGTCGTGGACAAGTTCGCACGCCCCCCGATGCAGGCCGACGCCGCGATGCAGAACGGGCTGGTCAGCCTGATCCCCAACGGCATCAATTTCATTCCCGGCCTGAATACCATGGGCAATGGCGCGGGGCTGCGTCCGGTGTATCAGACCAGCCCGGACATTACGCCGCTGGTCGAGCGCATACAGGCATTCCAGGAGGCCATCCGTGTCACGCTGAAGAATGACCTGATCCTGATGGTCAGCCAGATGGACCAGGCGCAGCCCGTCACGGCGGCCGAGATCAACGTGCGCCAGCAGGAAAAGCTGCTGGCCCTTGGCCCGGTGCTGGAGCGGTTTCATAACGAGGCGCTGAACCCGGTCATCAACGTGACGCTGGGCATCATGGAACGTGGCGGCCTGCTACCACCGCGCCCGCAACAGATGGGTGCGGGGCCGCTCAAGGTCAATTACATCTCGGTGCTGGCGCAGGCCCAGCGTGCGACCGAGACCACGGGCATCGAGCAGTTCGTGCGCTTCTGTGGCGGTCTGGTCAGTGTGGACCAGAGCGTGATGGATAACGTGGATCTGGATCAGGCCGTGGACATCTATGGCAACCTGCTCAGCATCAACCAGGCGATCATGCGTGATCCGCAGGCCGTGGCCCAGATGCGCCAGCAGCGTGAATACGCCCAGCAGCAGCAGGCGGCGGCCGAACAGGCCCAGCAGCTTGCGGCGGGGGCGAAGAACCTGTCCGACACGGATGTGGGCGGCGGCCAGAACGCATTGCAGGCCATCATGTCGGGCATTGGGGGAGGGGGCTGATGTATGATCCGCACGATCCCGAACAGGTCCGCGAACGGCGCACGCGGCGCAAGGCCCGGGGCGCAACCGACCAGCTCGATCTCGCATGGGTGGCATCCGACCCGCGCGGCCGGCGCGTGCTGCTGCGCATCCTGAACGAGACGCAGTTCATGGGCGGCTCATTCGTGCCGGGCGACCCGATGGCGACGGCATTTCGCGAAGGCCAGCGCGATATTGGCATCAAGCTGCACACGGTACTAACAAACGCGGGTGAAGGCATCCTGAGCAAGATCCTCATGGAGAGCCTGAACGCGGATGAGTGATGAACCCACAAGTGCTGCTGCGCCTGCTGATGCCCCTGCTGGTGGCGGCGCAACCGACACCCTTATGGGCGGCGGCACGGAAAGCACGACAGCCGAAACGCAGCCGCCTGCGGGCGGAGCGGCGACCGAAGGCGCGGCCCCAAATGGCGAGGGTGCGCCGGAAGGCGGTGAACAGGAAAAGCCTGCCGTCCCGGAGAAATACGAATTCACGCCGCCCGAGGGTTTCAGCGTCGATGAAAAGGCGATGGGCCAGTACGAGGCCGCAGCGCGTGAAGCCGGACTGACGCAGGAACAGTTCAGCGCCATCACGCAGCACGGGCTGCAGTTCGTCCAGCAGCAGATTGAACAGGCCGGGCACGCCCAGCACGAACAGGCGATGAGGTGGCGGCAGGAAGTCCTGTCCGACCGCACGCTATCCGATGGCACCGGCCTGAACCCGGACGCCAAGGCCGCGGCTGATCGCGTGATCCAGTCCTATGGCGGAAAGGATCTGGTGCAGGCGCTGGCCGAGACGGGCGCGGGCAACAACCCCACCGTCATCCGCGCCTTCGTGCAGATCGGCAAGGCGATGGGCCTGGCCGAACCGCCCGACACAGGAAAGCCCGCGCCGGAAAAGCGCAGTGGCAGCAGTTTTGATGACATTGCCCAGCGCCTTTACGGCCAGTCGGCAAAAGCAGGAGCATAACCGGTGGCAACCATTTCCAGCACCACCTGCCTGACGCTGGCCGACTGGGCCGCGCGGCGCGAGGATGGCGAGATCGCGGATATCGTGAACCTGCTGTCCCAGACCAATGAAATCCTTGATGACATGCTGTGGAAGATGGGCAACCTCGCCACCGGCAACAAGACGACCGTGCGCACCGGGCTGCCCGCTGCCACATGGCGTATGCTCAACTACGGTGTGCCGCGCGCCAAGAGCACCACCGCGCAGATCACCGATAGCTGCGGCATGCTGGAAACCTATTCGCTGGTGGACAAGGATCTGGCGAACCTGGAGGGCGACGTGGCCGCCTTCCGCCTGTCCGAGGACATGGCCTTCATTGAAGGCATGAACCAGCAGATGGCGGGCACGCTGTTCTACGGCACCGAGCAGAGCGACCTTCCGGCCTTCACCGGGCTTGCGCCGCGCTACAGCACGGTGGATGCGGCCAAGGCCGCCAACGCCGTCAACGTGATCGACGCGGGCGGACGGGGCACCAGCAACACGTCCATGTGGCTGACCTGCTGGGGCCCGACCACGGCGTTCGGCATTTTCCCCAAGGGGCGCATTGCCGGGCTGCAGCGCAATGACGTGACCACCGACGCGCCGGTGCTGGATGCCAACGGCAACCCGTATCAGGCGTATCAGTCCCATTACAAATGGGATTGCGGGCTGACCGTGCGTGACTGGCGTTACATTGTCCGCATCGCCAACATCGACGTGGACAGCCTGACGGGCGATAGCGCGGCCAACCTGATTTCCATGCTGGTTGCCGCCGTGCACAAGATCCCCACCATGCCGCGTGGCGTGACCAACGTGCAGACCGCGACGCAGGCGACCGGCGGCCAGCCGCTGTCGTGGGGGCGTCCGGCCATCTATGTCAACCGCACGCTCGGCACGGCGCTGGACCTGCAGGCGCTCAACAAGACCAATGTGCTGCTGCAGATGCTGGAATGGGACGGCAAGCCGGTCACGCCCTTCCGTGGCATCCCCATCCGCACCTGCGACCAGATCCTGAACACCGAAGAAACGGTCCAGTAAGGAAACCGCCCAGATGATTATTGACGGACTGCTGCTGTTCAGCAACGCGCAGGACCTGACCGCGCTTGCGGCAGGAATTGCCACGCCCTCGACCAACATTATCGACTTTTCGCAGAACCGTGATTTCGGTCCGACCGGACCGTTCAAGGTGTTTGCCGAATGCGGCACGCTGCCGCTGGCGGACAGCGCGGGAGCAACTGCCACCGCGACCG